AGTTGACGTGCGGGTTGCCAGCCGGGAATTGACCGAACGCGAGCGGCAACAGTTGACGGTGTATCTCCACAAAGGTGCGGCGGGCGATTGGTCATTTGACGAGATCGCCAATTGGGGAATCGAGGAAGACTTAGTTTCCTGGGGCTTTGACGACATTGCCGCTATTGTCGAGGCTGCTCAGTCTACCGCCATCGAAGAAAGCAGCACTGGCAGTGCTGACCGGATGCTGGGCGACAAGCGCAAGCAAATCAAGCCGGTAATTTACGCCGACGAAATTGGCGACTTTGAAAAGGCGATTCTTGCCACTGGCTTGCGAAACCGTGGCGAAGCAATCATGACTATTTGCCGATTCTATTTGGAGCAACATGACGACGGGGAAGAAAAAGGACAATTCGACGTATCTTTTGAAGACTTCGTTACGCCGCAATTTGCTAAAGCTGGTTGATAATCCAGTAGTTATGGAAACACACGGCGGCTATGGTGCCATCTGGAACCAGTGCTATATGGACATTGCACAAGGCGTTGTTTTTGAAAAAGACGCTGATAAGACTAAGGTTCTTGCTGTACAGCGGCCAGCCTGGGCTGTCTACGAATGTGATTGCGAGATGGCATTGGCGGCGGGCGCGGGTTCTCACTTGCCGGTTAACTTCCTGGATTGCGATCCCTACGGTGAGCCGTGGCCGGTGCTTGACGCCTTCTTCCTGAGCGACCGCCCGTTCCCGGCGACGCTGGCAATTGTCGTCAATGATGGGCTACGGCAGGGACTCAAGATGAATGGCGGTTGGAATGTGGAGAGCTTGCGGGATGTGGTCAGTGTCTACGGCAACAATACGCTGTATGCCAACTACTTGGAAATATGCAAAGAATTGCTGCAAGAAAAAGCGAGTCAACGTGGCTATACGTTGACTCGCTGGGCCGGATACTATTGTGGACATGCGCAACAAATGACGCACTATGCTGGACTGTTTAGCCGTGATGCTGGTTGATATATTTCGGGTTGTAGTAACCAGCGGGTAAAAAGGGCTGAAGATCCTTTTTAATGTAATGCTTGACGCCAAGCCGGTTGACCATTTCCAAAATGCGATGGGTGTATGATTCCCAATCGGTTGTGTTGGTCATGGGCAGGTAGTTGGCCCGACCGATTTTGTACAGGTCAACAAACTCGTGCGTGTGTTCGATGATGGCAAGCGACGATTCGGTATTCAGCGTCGGCTCCAGGCTGACCCACGTGAATATCCCGGCGTCATGAAACGCCTTGAGTGTCGCAATGCGGTCGCCGGGAAGTTGGGCGCCCCGCTCCCACTTGCGGCTAAAATCGTCGTCAAGTGTGGTCAAGGTGCTGGCAAAGGCGTCGCGGTCAGGGCGAAAGATGTCAATGTCGCGAATCGCCCGACTGCCACCCTTTGTCAGCGTACAGACGCCAAGTCCGTAGCTCTGCAACGTGGTCAACACGTCACGGGTAAGCGAGTTGTCGCCGGGGTTATAGGGGTCAGTGGTGAAACTGAGCATAACCTGTTCATTAATGCCAAGCGCCTGATATTTGCGGGCGTCCTTGCGCAAGGCATCGAGAAAGCCATCGCGGGGGAAAGCGCCAGCGTCGAACGTGGGGCGATCCATTTTGAGAACCTTCGGAACATAACAATAAGCGCAGGCATGGCCGCATCCGCGGTAAGGATTCGTCGCAAGCTTGGCATATTCGCCAGCTTGACCGCGAGGGGCGTAGACAATAGAGCAGCCTTTGACGCTCCAACCGTTGTCTTCGAGTTCATAGGTTCGAGTCTTGAGATTGGTCATGAGTTTGTTCCTTTCGTGTAACAATAAGATTGCCTTTTGCAATCTCGCTAAACAGTGAGCGCCAAGACGGCTGTCCGGTTCCCTGTCCAGGTGGCGCAATGGCCTGGACATCGGCGGCGATGGCTTCAAGCTTTCGCCAAAGGTCGGCGGATAACTTGATTGATTTACGAACTTGCATCTGTGTACCTCCTGTAGATAGTATATCACAAGGGAGCGCCCTTGTCTACAGTTTGGGGCAAAACTCGTGAGAAAAGTCGATTTCTTTAAGGTTGATATGGCAGCACGAAAACGAACACCATTCCAGCGCGAGGAAGACCTTGTCCAGATCACGCGCTTATACCTGCAAGGCCGCACGCAGCGCGACATTGCTGAGGTGGTTGGCGTGTCGCAGGGGCAAGTCAATCACGATCTCAAGCTGATTCAGCAGCGTTGGCGCGAATCGTCCATCATGGATATGAACGAGGCAAAGCAGCGTGAGTTGGCACGCCTGGACATTTTAGAGCGGGAATATTGGGCCGCATGGGAGCAGTCGAAAAACGAACGCACCAGGGCGCGCCAGGAGAGCGACGGCAAAAGCAGAGACGGCAAGCCCAACGTTGTCAGGGCGACAATGGAGAGAGAGCAGCGCGACGGCAACCCCGCCTTTCTCGCTGGCGTGATGTCGTGCATCGAGCGCCGGTGCAAGCTGCTGGGGTTGGATGCGCCAGCAAAAGCGGAGTTGACCGGCAAGGATGGGGGAGCGCTAACCGTGCGGATTATTTATGATGACACAGACATTGACACTAACGCTACCCAAGCGCTTACCCTGGCAGCAACAGGTAGTGCGTGAGTCTAAACGCTTCAATACGGTGTGCATCGGGCGACGTGCGGGTAAGACAACGTTGGGCATTGATCGCTGCGCTACCAAAGAGACGTTAGGTTATCCGGTGGCGTGGCTTTCACCAACTTATCGCATGTTGACAGAGATATGGCGCGAAGCTAACCGCATCTTCGCGCCCATCACCGTTAGGCGTAGCGCTCAAGATCATCGGCTGGAATTCGTGACCGGTGGCGTGTTGGAATTTTGGAGCCTAGATAATCCCGATGTAGCCCGTGGGCGCAAGTACAGGCGCGTCGTAGTCGATGAAGCGGCCATGATTCCCACACTAATGGATACGTGGAATTATGTATTGCGCCCAACATTGACAGATTACGGCGGCGATGCTTATTTTCTCAGTACACCGAAGGGGCGCAACGGCTTTTGGCAGATGTGGCAATGGGGCGTAGACCCACTACAAAGCGAATGGTCGGCGTGGCAGATGTCTAGCTATGTCAACGACAAGATTGACAGTGGTGAGTTTGACGCCATGAAAGAGGCATTGCCCGAAATGGCATATAGACAGGAGATTCTTGCGCAGTTCCTAGAGGGACAAGGCGCTGTCTTCCGCAATATCAAAGCCTGCATGAATGCGCCAGCCACCACACCGGAAGCGCACCAGGGGCACGCGTTGATCGCCGGCATTGATTGGGGCAAGCAGAACGACTTTACCTGTATCTCTATTGGTTGCCGTGAGTGCCGGGTGGAAGTGGCAAGAGATCGGTTTAATCAGATTGACTACGTTTTTCAGCGTGACCGGCTGAAAGCGATTCATGAGAAGTGGAAACCGGCGGCTATCCTTTGCGAGTTGAACAGCATCGGGCAGCCTAACTTTGAGATGCTGCAACGCGATGGGTTGCCAGTACATGGCTTTACCACTACCGCGGCAACCAAGCCGCCACTTATCGAAAACATGGCGCTGGCGTTCGAGCGTGCGGAATGGCAGTTCCAGCAGGATAACGTGTGGACAATGGAACTAGAGGCATTTGAACGCACGGTATCATCGACAACCGGCAGAAGTAGTTACAGCGCACCGGACGGTGCGCATGATGATACGGTGATTGCCAGGGCGTTGATGCTGTGGCAGGCAAATAACATGTTTACCGCCGGCACATGGGGAACCAGGAAAAACAAATGAGCAAACGCAACAACCGACACAATCACCGCCAACCGACAGCGCCGCTAACCAACAACGTGCGCAGTATCCGCGCACAGCGCTCCATGCTTGACAACAGCATGGCCGCCGGTTATCTTGGCAAACAATTTGAAGGGGATCGGGATTACTACGAAAAGCTGGGCTATCCCAAAGATTTGCTCTTTGAACACTTCCTTGCCAAGTACATGCGCGAGGACATCGCTGCCCGCATTATCGACTTCCCAGCAGAGGAAACTTGGGGCGATGGCGTCACCATCATTGACGGCAGCGAAGATGAAGCGGTTGATGATTCGCCATTTTCGGTAGAGTTTGCGGCGCTATCTGAACGTCTACGCCTAGCGCATTACTGCGAACGGGTTGATAAGATTACCGGCGTTGGGCGCTACGGTGCATTGCTTATCGGTGTGGCAGGCGATGCGCCGTTGTCGGCTCCGGTGGAACGGCTGAATAGCGCCGCTGATGTGCTATATTTGCGGCCATTCGCTGAGATTAACGCCGACATTCACTCGTTTGTCAATGACGCCACCGACGCCCGTTATGGGCTACCGGCGCTTTACAATGTCACCATGATGGCCGGGACGACGGGGGCTGGCACAACCACCATGCAAGTGCATTGGAGTCGGATTATCCACGTTGCCGAAAACCTGCTCGACAATGAGGTGTACGGCATTCCACGCTTGCAACGTGTCTACAACCGGCTTGACGACATTATGAAGAGCGTCGGCGGTAGCGCTGAGGCAACGTGGAAGCTCATGCGTAAAGGTGGCATTTTCAGGCTTGCACCTGACGCACGCCTGTCACCAGAGGAAGAAACGGCGTTTGAGGAACAGATCGATGAAATGGATCACGGTCTACGGCGCTACCTGCAATTGCGTGGCATCGACTACCAGGATCTGGGCAGCGAAGTCGTAGACCCAACCGGCAACGTGGATTTGATTCTCTCGCTTATTAGCGGTGCAACCGGCATTCCCAAGCGCATTCTGATTGGCAGCGAACGGGGCGAACTTGCAAGCAGTCAGGACGAACGCAACTGGGCCAAACGGGTTGCCAAGCGCCAGCGCAACTGGGCTGATCCGACCGTCTTGCGCCCACTGGTTGATCGGCTCATTCGTTGGGGCGCCTTGCCCGCGCCATCCACCGGACGCTATCACGCCAAATGGTGGCCGTTGGCCGAAACCACGGCACTGGAACAGATGGAACTGGCACAAGGCTATTCACAGGTCATCGAACGCATGGCCCAGCCGGGAATCGAACAAGTGGTCGATGTGCCAAAGTTCGTCAAATTCTACGTGCCGGATTTGCCGAGTGATGCTGTGGTTGATGAGGTGGAATTGCTGGACGAGGAACTTGGCAAAACCGACGACGATGATACCGAAAGCGTGACCGCCAACATGCTATGGAGTGTTGCCCATGCCCACCGCTAACGAGCCACGGAGCGTTGACCCGACCCGCACGTCGGTGCTACGCAAACGTTACCGCCAGCACTACCGGCGCATGTGGCAGCGCGTCAATGCTGCCATCAATGAGTACATCGACACTGTGGATTTTAGCCGTCCATTGGCACAACGCACGGTGGAATTTAACCGTTTTGTTGACGCCTTGCTACAGCAGGAGTTTGGCCGAACGGAGAGAGACCGAGAGCGCGGTGTCCGTGCAATGGCAACAGTGGCGTACATGCGGGGCGTAGCTCAGGCTAACACCGAAGTGGAAGAAGCCATGCCGACGCCACAGCAGGCGGTGATGCGGGCGGATCACAATGATGCTATTGCGGCGCTTATCCTGCTCCTGTCCACACAGTTGATGACGGTGCGGTTGGGGCTGACGGGGCAACTGCTCGACCGCTACCAACGCGCCAACAATGCCGCCGAAGCTAAGGCCACCATTCGTGACCGCATTCAAAAGGCAGGCCGCACGCCAACGGATGGTATCGCCGCCGACGGCGTGGTGCGTGGCTACAATGAAGCGCTACTGAATGTGTATGAAAATGCTGGCGATCAATTCGTTGGTGTGATTGACGAGAAGACTTTTTGGCAGACCGCAGAGGATAACGGTGTATGTTTCCATTGCCACCGGATGTCGCAGGAGCGAGACAACGGCTATGGCCCCGGCATTTACACGCTCGCGCAGGCGCGCGGCCTGATCCCCGCTCACCCGCGTTGCCGTTGCCGCTGGCGGCGATTGCCAGCGAACACAGAACGCAGTCAGGGCCGCACGGTGTCTGCCACATCGTCAAGGTACGGACAATGGGACGTTCCGCAAGAGATTGGCCCAGATCCACATTTGCGCCGGTATACTGGTGGCGGACGGAAGTCAGTTGGGAGCGCATAGATAGGCGGGAAGATGCAAAACAAGCAAAATAGTGCGGCTAGCCGGCGCAAGCTTACATTCCGCATTGAATATTGTGATTGTTGGTACAAGACCAAGAGGTGTATGGATATGTCGAAATTGACGCAGAGAGAAAAAGAGGTTGTCAATCTGCTGGCGCAAGGCAAGCCGCAACGCCAGATTGCCGATCAACTTGTCATCAGTCGATACACCGTTTATAACCACATCAAGAACATCAAAGCCAAAACGGGCGTAACTTCCACTTTTGAATTGGCGGTCAACACGCACCGTCAGCCATCTGGCTAAAAATAGCCACTTTTAGGCATATACAGCACAAAAAGACTCGCTACAATAATCGTAGCGAGTCTTTTTGTTTTTGGGATTAAATACATGCCGAGCTATACCTACAACGGGGTGACAGTCACAGCGACGGGGCGAAGAACCTCAACCCGTGACGACAAAAAGTATATGCGGACTGTCACGAAGGATGGCAAAGATTACCTCGTCCACTACGGCGATCCTGACATGGAAATGAAGCGAGACGATCCCGACCGACGCAAGGCATTTTTGGAGCGCCATAGCTGTAGCACGAAGAAAGACCCGTTAGCGCCTGGTTTCTGGGCGTGTCTCGATTGGCAGCGAACCGATGAGGGTGCAACCGTGAACGAACAAGACAACGAAGCACAACCCGCCAACAACGCCACCCTGTTTACCGTGCCAGAGGGCGCGCAGTTTAACGGCGCAATCGTGGCGCTGTTCCCCTCACCCGAATTGGCGCAACAAATTGCGGCCATGCCTGGTGTGCAGATGACCGCCGACGCCTTGCACGTTACCCTGGCCTATTTGGGTAAAGTGGACAGCTTGACCGATGCACAACTGGCAAACGCCATTGTGGCAGCGCAACAGATTGCGCGCGACTTCGGAAAGTTGACCGGCGCGATTAATGGCATGGGCCGCTTTAATGCAAGCCAATCTTCCGACGGCAAAGACGTGATCTACGCCGTGGTTGATGTGCCTGGACTTGAGCGGCTGCGCGAGGCGGTTGTGCAGCGTCTGCGTTACGCCGATGTGCCGGTGTCGATGAACCACGGATTTACGCCACACATGACACTCAGTGAGGTTGAGCCGGGGACTGAATCGCCTATCAGCATGATCCCCACTATGCCGCTTGAATTTGGTTCTATCAGCGTGTCGGTCGCCACCAGACAGGTTGATTTTCCACTAGCTGGCGACGGCTACATGCGCGCTAACGCCGCCCCGCCGTGGCCTGGCGACCGCACAGCCATCGCAGCTAATGCCGATTGTGGGTGCAACACCGTGCAGTTGACCACCAACGCCACGGCGGGGACAGTCAAGGAGGTCACGCGCAAAGGCACGCGTTATCTGGTAGCGCCGACGGTGGCCCTTCGCTCTGGCGTGCTAAATGGTGAGTTTGTGCCGGCTGACGAGGTGGCAAAATACGCCGACGCCTGGAACGGGCGCCCTGTGCCGTTGGGCCACCCAAAGCAGGACGGGCAAGCGATCAGCGCCAACAGCATGGATCTGTGGGATAAAACCCCGGCTATGTTCTGGGGCGCAACGGTGGACGGCGACGCGCTCAAAGGTGAATTTTGGGTTGACATTGCTAAGGCCGAAAAACTTGGCGGAGAAGCGACGCTACTATTGCAGCGCCTGCGCAACAACGAAGCCATCGACGTGTCAACCGGCTATTTCCGCGACTTTATCGAATCGCCTGGGACGCATGACGGCAAAGCATACACCGGCATTGCGCGTAACCTACGGCCCGATCATATCGCAATTCTCTTAAACGAAACCGGCGCGTGTAGCTGGGCGGATGGGTGCGGGGTTCCTCGCATCAACGAAGCCAAAGCCGCAGAGAACGCCAGTCAATCTTTTCTTAGCGCATTGGTGCGCAATGTTATCAATTCACTTGGAGGTAAAAAAGTGGATCGAACCAAGATTATTGAAGGGCTTGCAGCCAATGCGCAATGCAAATGCAGCAAGCAGCAATTGGAAGCGATGGATGATGCAACGCTGACCGCGTTCGCCAGTTCATTGCAGCCAGTTGTCAATGAGGAAGCGCCCGCCGTTGAACCGGCGCCGGTGGAAGTGGTCAAAGAGGTTGTGCCGGCTGAACTGGCACAACTGGCGAAGGTCGTCGCTGACTTTGGCGGTATTGACAAGTTGACGGCGGCGCTGTCCGGCGTGGTTGCCAACGCCGACAAGGAGCGCGCCGATCTGGTTGCTGGTCTGGTTGCCAACGAACGCAACACACTCAGTGAGGCTGAACTGAAAGCCATGCCGGTGGAAACGTTGCGCAAGTTGACAAGCGCCTTCGCGGCCCGTTTCTATGTCGGTAGCGGCAATGTGGCGACCAACGCCACTGAGGAACCGCGCTACACCACGATGGCGATGCCGCTTGTCTTTCCGAAAAAGGAGGCCAAATAATGGCTAGTTCGACTTACAACACGATTGTCATTCGCTCCAACAATGCCGACAACATCGTGCAACGTGTGCGCGAAGCCAGAGCCGCCAGTGCGATTACGCCGGGGATGCTCTGCGAGCTTACCACCAGTGGCACGATTCAGGCGCATAGCACCGAAGGCGGGGTCGCCAAGGGACGCCTGGTTGCGCTCGAAAACGAGTTCAGCGACCACGGCACAGGCCGCGCCATCGACCACGCCTATGCTACTGGCGAAACCGTGCGCTATATCCACGCCATCCCTGGCGATCAACTGAACATGATCGTTGAGGATGCCGCCACCATCACCATCGGTGACGCGCTAGAGAGCAACGGTGCTGGCCTCCTGCAAGAGGAATCGCCCGGCACCAGCACTTTGTCGGACGGGATCATCGGCTACGCGGCTAACGCTGTCACCACCAGTGGCGGTACGGCTCGCGTCCTCGTGGATATTGCATCATAAAGGAGCTTGTAACAATGTCGGAATTACAGATCGTTAGCGCCTCGTCTGGCGAGGCTGCCAAGATCCTCGGCAATGGGGCGCGGCCTATTATCAACGAGAAGACCGGCCAACCGCTGTTCGACCAGCGCACCGGCCAGTTGCAGATCATGACCAGCCGCGGCTTGGTAGTCAACAGCGCGTTGCGCAAAGACGAATGGGAAGAACTCGACGGGGCCATCGTGCAGGCCGCGGTTGCCCCGCTCAACATGACCCAGCGCATGATTACCGCTGGCTTGACCCGTCCGTTGGGTGGACTTGGCACGCTGATTGCGCAGTACAACCAGATCAGCGAAATGACTGCTGCAAACGTGAGCCTTTCCGGGAACGCCAGCGGCCAAAAGGATCGGGTTGATTACGACCTGGTCGGCGTGCCTGTGCCGGTCATCTTCAAGGAGTTTGAGTTGAACCAGCGCTACCTGGAAGCTTCCCGCCGGTTGGGTGACAGCATCGACACCGCCAACGGTGCGGCTGCTGCCCGCGTGGTTGGCGAAAAGGTCGAGGATCTGCTGATCAATGGTGACACGAGTGTCAACCTGAACGGTAACACCATTCATGGATTGACTAGTCACCCCGACCGCAATACCAACACCGCCACGGCGCTTGGCGGTGGCGACTTCGCTACCATCAGCAACATCATGCCGACATTCAGCGGCATCTTGTCCGAACTCAAGGCCGACAACTACCGTGGCCCTTACGGCGTATTCGTGGCCGATACCCAATACGATCAAATGGCGTTCAATGTCTACTCTGACGGCAGTGGGCAAAGTGCGCTGAATCGCGTACTGCAAATCCCGTCGATTCAGTTCATCGACTCGTCCGCTTGGTTGGATGCCGGTGAAATTGTTGTTGTCAATCTGAGCCGCGACGTGGTGGAACTGGCCTACGTCCAACAGTATTGGCCGATCACCAATCTGGAATGGACAAGTGGCGACGGAATGCAAAGCAATTTTAAGGTGATGACCGTGTTCGCGCCGATGGTCAAAAGCGACTACAGCGGTCGATCCGGCGTGTTCCACTGCACCGGCGCTTAATAGGAGGCTGACATGGCAGTACGAACAACGGCTGTGCTGAAAAGCCAGTTTCTAGGCAGAGATCCGGTGGATCATAACACCGATGTAGTGGATACTTTGTCGGCGTTGCTCAGTGGTTTGAAGTTTATCACGGTTGATGGGCGCAGCGGCCCTGGTGCCATCACGGCGACCGGTGCCGCTGTGGGCGATACGGTGGTTGGCGTTGCCGGCCTGACCGCTGGTGCGTTGGGCGCGGCTGACGCTTCGTTCGAGGGCACAATTACGGTGCTGAACCAGATTCAGCAGTCGAGCGCCAGCAATCTAAGCGCCAACGATTACCTGGTGGTTTTGGCTAGTTTGGCATAGGTGGATTATGGCACTGTACCGAGTACGACCGGGTTTTGAGCATGGCACGCGTGGCTGCTACAAAGCCGGGGACATCGTTGAACACACACCGGAAGAGGCGGCAGGTTTTGCCGACAAGTTGGAGTTGGTGGAAGTCGAACCGGCTCCAACTATCAAGCAACCGACTGACGCGCCGGTGGAAGTAGTGCCAGTTGTCGAGCAACCATTCGATGTGACCGGCTCCACGGTGGCTGCGGTTCTGGCCGCCGTGGAAACAGGCGCAATCACAGCGACTGATGCGCTGGTAATTGAGACGGCCAACCGCAATCGAGCAACGCTTGTTAAGGCTTTGCAGGAGTTGATCAGTGGCGCTGACGGCGAGTGATTTGATCTATCCCAATGGCGATCTACTGCCTTCCATGTTCCCCGATGGTGACATTAACACCGCCGTCGGGGTATGGTTGGCAGATGCCGTTGGCAAGACTGCCAGCGAATCGGCGCAACGCCACTGGATATATCATCGCGCCTATACCGTGATTGCCAACCGCATCGCATCCACGCCGTCAAACGAAAGCTCATTCGACAATCACACTGTCGCTTGGTCTGATAATCGTGTGTCGGCTTTTGAAGAAAAGGCGACAAAGCATCTAGCCGAGTATGGCCGTATCAGCGGTGACGACACCATGAGCAGCACACGACCGGCATCACTGAGGGTGTATTGATGGAATCGCTTTGGAACGCACTTGACGATTACCTGGCGACGCAGTTGCTTGCGGCGCTGGGCAGCGCTGGCAGCTATGCAACGCTGAGGATTACACAGGTTGACAAGCTGGCTCAGGTTGACGTGCAGGACTGGACAAAGAGTTACGTAGCGCCTTTTCAGATTGTAATGTCGTTTCAGTCGCGCGCCGTGGCCGCCGGTCATGATGGCAGCAGCACGATAAAGCGTGATGTTGAATATTCGGTTGTTGTGATCAGCGTCTGTGAAGGCACGCCAGCAGACGCCACCAGGGATGCCAAGATTTTAGTGCATCGCACCGAGAAGTTATTGGCTACACTCAACTTTGCCGGGGTTGCGGCGACCGATGGATCGCTGTTGCGGGGGCGTCCACGAGGTAACAACAGTATGTTTGCCAGCGTTGTCGAGCTATTCCCGCACCCTAGTCAGAATCGGGCAAACCTGCGGTATGGCGTTGGCACAACAGCATTTTCCATACAGGGATTAACAGTATGACCAGACAGCAAGCTTTGGATTATATCACTACCACGCATGGCGAGGCATTGCAGGATGCGGGCGTTGAATTGACCGATACGCCGCAGAACCTGTTTTACGTGCTGTGGGACGTCATGATCTACGAAAGCGCCGGCGATGAAGCGCAAGAGGCTGAGGCGGATCGCAAAGTGGCGCGGTTGATTGCCGATAAAACGGCGGGGAGTTAATAAATGTCGGCAACATCGGAAGCCAATAGTTTAGGGTCATTTTTTGCCGTTGGCGTGCAGAGCGCTAAAGGCACGGCGGCTACAACGCTGTATCGGTTGATTGCAACCGAGAGCAGTCTCGCGCCAGAATTTGAATACCGTGACACGCGGCTCTT